GCTGGCACAAACCCGATTGTATGTTACTCAATAGCCCCTACCCATTTGGGAGGGGCGGTTCCAGATGGGTGTGTAAGTATACGTGATGATGTGTTGACAATGATTGTTCATGGCGCTCAGAAGTACCAACATAAGGTACGGCGCTACGATGAAGAAGTGATTGTTGTCAATACGCCATTATCAGTGTACTATTATCGAGTTGATGTTGCATATTGCCAAGACCTCCAGCATGTTGTTGTAGTATATACACCTCTATGTTGGAGGCTGGGTTGGTCAACACCCAAAACGCGTGATTTGACTGTCTCTAAGGGGACAGTGAACGCTGTGCGTGTAATGGATAAGGATGAGCGTAAGCTTGTTCTGTCATATCCAGGATGCGCAACATCGATCACTGTTCCTGAAGCCGACTACGTGGCAGTGGTTACTAAGTATTCTTCATCGAACACCATGACGGTAGACGCCATGGTTCGGAATATGATGCCACTTTATCCAGATGTAGCGGAGAGGCAGGCAGCAGCCACCATCTTTTTCAGGGCACATAGAGAAATAGGAACGGACTTGGATACTCTTGATGTGATCATGATTAACCGAAAGATTGCAGTCCATCAAGCAATCCATTATACGGTTATCAATGACTATCCAGAGTATAAGAAGCCCAAAGACTATGCTCGGAAATTTGCGCCCTGTGTTTTGAAAGATGAGGCAGTATTCCCGTATGATTCACTTCCTAACGTCGTGGCTTGTGTCAAAGGCCGGGTCACAGATGTCAAGAACATAGTTCAAGGACCCCCTCCCTATTGGAACTTTCTCGTTCAAGAGTTTGTTGATGACATTGTCGACACCATAACTGGTGGTGGCAAGTCATTGATTAACCTTGACGATTTTGAGAATGTTAACAAGAGGGTTGCGGATAGTGAGATCAAGCAAAAACGGATGGATGCCACGCGTATGGGTGATAATAAGCCGCAAGCCTTCATTAAGAAGGAGGCTTATGTTAAACCTAACTACCCACGATGCATACAAACACAGACGCCAATCCATAATCTCAAGTTGGGCACCTTTTTGTATGAGCTAACTGACCGGATGAAATTGCATTTCGGATCGACATGGTTCATACCTGGGTTGACTCCTCAGGAGATAACGGATAGAGTTTGTGAATTTTCTGCGAATCATTACGTTGATTCGGCTGATCAAAGCAAATTTGACGGCCGTATATCAAAGTATCTCAAGGAGAACATCGAATGGGCAATATACAAGAAAAGTGTGCGCCTCGAAGACCAGAAATTTCTGGCTGAAGCACTTAGGGGTGAAGCCAATACTAAGGTAGGCTGGATGGACCATGGAGTGACCCATTCTGCGGGTTACTCCCGGTCCTCCGGCTCATTGACGACCACAATTGGCAACACCCTTATAAACGGTTGCGTGATTTATGTTCACCATCGGTTGTGTGGGATGAAGCGCAATATACACTTTGAGGCTCTTATTTATGGCGATGACTCCCTTTCTGAAAGATGGGAAGGGAGGTTATTGGAAAGCACAGCTGCCCAATTTGGGCTTAAGATGGTGTCAGAACCAGTAGTTGGATCCATCCCCTTTTTATCACGCTACTTTAATGATGGTTGTTCTGTTGCTGATCCGGTTCGTGCACTCTCCAAGTTAGGAGTAACCGCAGCCGGAATGCATATAGACTTACCTCAAGCGGCGTGCAACAAAGCGATTGGCTACCTTACAACTGATGCCCGGTCACCATTGATTGGAGCATATTGTAAGAAGGTACTGACATCTTACGGTGAATTAGAGTATAAAGTGGGTGACAAAGATATGGATTGGAGAGTAGCCCAGGGGCCATGGCCACAACCAGGTAATATGGACTGGGCCTACGATCTATATTCGGAGCTCTTAGACTCAAACGGACCAACATTACGCACCATTGAGGGGCAGATTCGAGATGCGCAAGCAATCGATGACATACCCTCTGGTGTAGTTGGAATTGAGAATACCCCACCTCCTGTCACCGTTATGCTTTCCAACGGAGGACTCGTAAATGGCAAAGAAGCAGAATCAAAAGACGCAACCCAAGCGACAGGGAAACCGGCCCCAACCTCCGCCCCGCCCGACACTCGTAAAAGACTTAGGTCTAAGAACTACGAAAGACGACGGGACGGAAACAGTGCAGCCACTGGATTGGTACACATTCCCCGCAGATCTAAACCCGATCGACATCCAAATAAAGATAACACCATTGGGAGACGTGATAAAAATCGACATGACGTGCCCCAAGGTGGAACCGAGAGTGATGGTCGGCGGGTTCACATCGACAATGCGGATATGCAAGGACCATCTGTTGGCTTTTCGCACCGCTGGTTGCCGATCCCTTCCCTCTTTGAAACTGCTAGGTGACGGACCGTGTAAATATTTCATGATTGTCCGCGCCACATTTTGACGAGAAACGCTGTCGTTCTGCTGGGCGTTCCCC